CTGGCGCTGGAAGTAATACACAGAGTGGAAGTTCAATTGCTATTGGCCAAAGCGCAGGTAACCTTGTGCAAGGAGGAGGTTCAGTTGCGATTGGCTATCAGGCAGGTAGAGCTATACAGGGCAATTATGCAATAGCAATAGGTGCAAATGCTGGACTTACTAACCAACCAGCCAACTCTATAGTATTGAATGCAAGTGGGGCTTCCTTAAACGGTGCAACACAAACTGCATTCTATGTTGCTCCAATTCGTAATACAGCAGTAATACCACCCACCACTGCCGCTCTATATTATAATACAAGCACAAACGAAATAGTGGGCAATAATACATCGCCTATTTTTTCTATACAATCTGCTTACCAATACTTTAGAACATTTTCTGGTGGTGCAGGTAATCCCGCAATAAATAACACATGGGCTGGAACAGAAATATATTGGAACTCTGTTGTAACTGGTGGTGGACGTTCCGAGTTTTTAAATTATTGTCAAAATGGTACTGGTGGATTTTCTTTTTATGGGACAAGCACAGGTGCCGGTAATAGCGTGGCGTTCACAGGCCTCTTTGCAGGTTCATATAATACTGTATCTGATTATAGAATAAAAACGAATGTAGAACCATTGGACATGTCTATAGTATCCAACAAAGATTTACGTCCAATAAAATATTACAATACACAATCTAAAAAAATAGAGTTTGGGTTTCTTGCACATGAAGTCCAAGAACATTACCCATCTATAGTAGAGGGTGAAAAAGACGGTGAACATCTACAAACATTGAATTATTCAGCTATAATACCCATATTAACTGCACAAATACAAGATTTGCAAAAAACCGTCAAACAGCTAAGCACCGAAGTGGATACACTAAAACAGAAATTGACCGACGCAGGATTGTAAAACAAATAAAAAACAAATAAACCAAACTATTTAAAGCCATTCGTATATAAGGTATTGTCTCAATACAGCGCATAATTAGAATGCCATCTCATACATAAAACTACAAAAAAATATATATCCCCATGTGAACCATTACTTGAGACAGCATATATCATTATATGGTATATAAACCTACTATATAATGCACTCATTAATGTCTGGTCGTATGGAACGCGATGCCACGGGCATCACACCATACATCTAGCATCATGCTGGTCCGTATGGACTGATGACCGTATCTATTGGAATTACTAATCGGTTTGGGTATATTTTTCCAATTCCGTTACTCTCCGTTTCAAGTCTTTTATCTCCTGCACCAATAATCCAACCAATCCAATATAATTCACACTTTGCAATTCTGGGCCATCTTTTACACCGTTTACCAAAAATGGGTATTTTTCTTGCAATTCGTGCGCGAGGACCCCGAGTTGATCCTGTTTTGACATAGTATTATAATAATATACTGGGTTTATTTCATCTACATTAAATGAGGTATCGCTTATAGGGACCACATTTGTTTTAATGCGATAATCAGACGGGATATTTATATTATTTACGGTCAAACTTCCTCGGATATTAACATTTGCCGAGATATCTATATTATTTGATATATCCACCACTTTAGATAACATTGTTCTCCCATACACGGTCAAATTGTTTGTTATAGCCGCATTATAAAATGATGATATACCTGAACTAACTATTAATGGAGTACTTCCAACACCCTGTATAAATAACGTACGCGACATAACTACGTTTCCATCAAAATATGCACCAGTACCGTCTTTCAAAAACAGCCCTCCATACGATGTATTATAGACTGCGTCGTTATTGGATGTAATTTTCAACATACTATTATTGGATATATCCACATTTCCGCAAAACAATGTCGTCCCTGTTTCAATATATAATGCCGGATTAACGTCGTTATACTTCGATATCATTTGTCCCAACATTACTGCACTTGAATCTACATACAACGAATCAACTGATAAAGATGCATCGATGCGAGCAGCAGGTCTATATCCTTTCACATGAAAAGAATAAGATAGGTCAGTTCCTCTCGTTATTGCATTCCCTCCAGTTACTCCGAGAACACTGATATTGGCATAAGATACATCTATTCCATGTGATACCAAATAATGACTAGCCGGTATATTTATATTGCCGTTTACTACAACAAGCCCGCCACTCCCATCTATTCTCATATTATTGTTAATATCAAGAAACCCATTTACTATTACATTTCCACCGCTATTTCCCAGATATGTATTATTAGCTGTTCCGTCGCCAATATAGACATTGGGTGTATCACTTGCAAAATATAGGTTTTCGTATTTCGAAAGTATATGTCCATCCGGTTTGTCGAAAATAATATTTCCATATATTGTCATATTTCCGCACAAATCTAACACCGAATTATTTTCACGGTTCAATAAATCGGGAATATACTCATAGACAATCTTCGCATTACCTATATTGCTGAGGTCGGCATCCATTTGAAATTGTGATACTCTTGAAGATACTATGAATGCGTTTTTATTGAAAACGAATATATCATTCAAAGATGCGTCACGTAGTGGATACCCCGTTCCAGATAAATCCAACAACAATTTTGGCACATCATTCCAGGTAACATACCCATCTGTTGTATATATCATTGTCCCATTGTCTCCCACTGCAATAGCATTCGATAAGTCATATACACATACACTATTCAATATTTTGTTTTCAATCGTAAGACCTGGTGTATTTTGGGAAATATCATACCAATTATGTCCACCATCCTTTGTATAAGAAACAATGCCATTACCCACTGCTACCACATTACTCATATCTATTACACTAACGGCATTGAACATGGCACTAAAGGGGAGATTATGAGCACAGTCTTCTAGTTCCATAAAACCATCAATCGCATTCGCAAAATATTTTCGTATATCCATTTCTCCTGCAACGTAAATGTATGCACCATTTCCACTCGTATCTGGAATATATCCAGCACCATCTATACAATTACCTGTAATACTTACTCTGTAATATATATTCAAATTGTCATTGATTATATCATTATTATTTTTATATAACACATACTTTGTATCATATAATGTATTGGAATTGGCATAGTAATCCGCATTCGCCCCAAATGCGGCATTAAAATATCTGAGTTGGGTAATTCCACTCGTGGGCGATTTCATAATGAAAAAAACTTTTGTTGCTAATGTATTATTATTCGCATTCCCCGAAAAATCAAATGTAAATATATCTGTAACTGCGAAATCCGTCTCACCGTTTCTCTGTGTGTTCATCGTTTTGTTATACCATACATTATTGCTAATATCTAGGCAATATCCGGCACCAGTTGCTCCGTATACTAACGCATATTTATCGTTTTGTACCCAGGATGTTTGCATAAAATGGTTGTTGTAATTGGGCGAATCAGTAACAAACTCGGACGGATACCATGAACTAGCTTGAGTTGTAGTAACATAGGCGTTTTGTGAGAAAATACTATTAGTAGGTTCATCTATATATTTATATACGCCACCAACTGCAATACCATAATTAGAATGTGTTTTGGAGAACCTCATACTATTTAATTGAAATGGTATATCTGCGCAAGTCGTTATTTCTCGGTTCTCCAAATGCGTAGGACCATTTATATCTAATGCATATCTATCCACTAACGGTATGGGTTTATTAATACCGGTTGTATTCTTATATACTACATTACTATCGCATGAAACCACTGTTTGTGCCGGTTTATATAGTGTTTTCCCAGCATTCCATGTTCCTATAGATACCATACCCTTTTCGGGATTTTTCGGATAAGCCCCTCCTCCGATTGCTCCACCCAACTGGTTTTGTTTGCATACAAAATCCACAAACATAGTAGAGGAATTATCTACCGCAACGCAGCATATACCATTTCCTCTATGGGCAGAGGATACATCATATACATCATATAAAAACGTATCTGTTCGCAAGTCATTATATACAGTTATCATCGCATCTTTTACTGGATTGCCACTTATATCTTCTACAATAAAATTGGATACACATTGAACGTGGTCTATTGCGTCGATATGCAAAATACCACCTTCATTATATTGCAAATATGCATCGGGTATTGTATTCAAATTATTAATATTCATAGAATTGTCATGATAAAATCCGATTGTAGTATTGCTATTATCTACGCTGAACATAATCCCTTGGTCACGTACATTTCTAGCTAAAATATTGTGTGTTTCTACAATGCCTGATTTTACATTCAAAATACAGGGTTGATTTCCACATATATCAACTGTTGCTTCGGGTATATCCTTATTTATTGCTATACCATTAGCGTCACCATACATATATATGTCGTATGGTTCATCTTGAAAATACAAGTAGTTTAATACCGTGAGATTTCCGTCAATTACTCCGTTATTATGTATTAGCACATTTCCCGAAACATCTAAATCTTTGCCCATGTTCACCATTCCATTTACAGATAAGTTTTGATTGAAGGATGCATCCCCATAAACGTCTAGACGGTTAGTAGCTATAATATTACCGGAAATATCAATATCATTTGTGATTTCTTTCAAAATAGTAAAATAATTCGTGACAATGGAATTAAACTTTACATCGCTACCTTTTTCAAATGAGTTTGTTCCGCCATATTTTTTCCACGATGACATATTAATTATATACAATTAATATGTATTTTTATTTACGGTTAAACCCATCAAAGTATATATTTTCGAGAACTTAGTTGGTATATATGCATATATATAGATATAACTAAGCCCTGTCATTCCATATAGTTTGATATAGTTTGATATTCTTATTGTATATTTGTATACGAATATATCTAGATACGTTTCGGTATATCTAGAACGGTTTGAATCATCTTCCTCCTCGATGTTTGCGCGTCTTTTTTGACTGTTTTACACCGGATTTTTCTTTTTTCATTCTCTTTTCCACAAACGCTTTTATATTCGCCTCGTCCTGTATTAATATGTCTACTATTTCCTGATAAAAATTGCGGAACTCTTTTTTATGCTTTTTCATATCTGATATAGAGAACCATCGGATTTCCGCTTTTTCAAACAATTTGGTTTTCTCCAATTTTGTTTTATTCATTCTATTCCACAAAAAATGGTGATTTTGATTATAATATTTAGGCAAGTTCTCATCGTATTCTAACGCAAATAGATGCATATGATACGTTCCATGCGTTATATTGTATGTTCCACCACTATTCTTTATCATTTTTTCTATTTCTTTTTCATTTCCTAAAAACCCGGTAAGTTCTTCCGCACCTTCTCTCATTGCAGTACGAAAGGGTGTTTCTCCATTATCAACTCCTCCGCCAAAATCGGAGAACCCGGGGGTTTCAGCAAGCTCGTTCTCCTTACCGAATAAAAAAAACAGTTGATTTTTATGTATAGTAATTGGTAATATGCTTCCAGCAACCATTACGTATTATATATATATATATATTACTACTACAAAGTATTTACAGTCGAATTACTTTTACATTTGGGTCTTTAACTGATGGTTTACTATTGGGAGGGGCTCTCGCAACAATTTCGAGTGCTTTCAATGATGCTTCTTCTGGCACATATGCATATTGTTTCCAATCCACACCCATTTCATTTACCGGTTTCATATGTATTGGTGTACGGATGGCTTCATAAAATGCAGTTACTTTCGGGTTCGCTTTTATTCTCTGTGGATGAAATGCCGACAAATACAATCCATCCAAGGTTTTAATACGAGATAATGCCACATAGGTTTGTCCATATTCAAACACGGCTGTTCCCAAATCCATCTCCGCCATTGCCATCGTAGCGCCCTGTATTTTATGAATAGTAAGTGCCCATGCTAAACATAACGGGTATTGTGTAATATACAATGATGGATAATCATCCGATTGCCATGCATGTCTTTCTATAACACGAACAACGCCATTTGAAAATCGCACTATCGGCGATATTTCTCCTAAAACAGTCGCAGCTGTTATTGCGCCGTTACCTGCCGCAGTAAATCCGGTAATTACCCCTTGTGACCCATTACATATTCCCGCTTCCATGTCTAAATTGACAAGACACATCACTACTGTACCTATTTTCAGTGACAATTTTTCGGACACCGGACAATTTGACAATAATTGGTCTAGATACATTTCTTTTTCTTTTGATGTCAACATATCACATTTCATAATATCTACTGATTTGATTGGCGTTCCACTCTCTATATATGTGGTACTATTGGATTTTCGATTGCATTCATATACAATTTCCGCGTTCTCGATTTTTTCATACATTATTCTATTGACCATTTCGGCCCGCGACCGCACTGGAAATAATTTCGTCACAAAACATCCTCCATGTTCTTCTGCTACGTATTCTTTTTTTACTCTGGTTTTCAATATTTCCGCGTTTTCTTCCGAAAGTTCTCCTTTTCGGACTTGTAATAGTATTTCTATGTATGTAGGGTCAGTTTGTCTAAACATGGTATGTAACTGTATATGATTTTCTGGACGAATAATCGTATTCCATCTATCCGATTCAAAACAAAATCGCTCCGTATCCGGTTCACCAGGCGTTCCAATCGGCGGTAATTGATAAAAGTCGCCGATTACTACTATCTGTATTCCACCAAATGGTCGGTTTATTTTGCGAATGGTTCGGCCAATATCGTCACATAACTCAAATATTTTTGCCGACATCATACTTACTTCATCTATTACCAAAATATTTGTTTTTTTCCAGTTAGCAACCGCCTTCCGGTTTTTCATAATATCGGCAATAATCTTTTGTCTAGACCCTCTGCCTAACCGAATACCACTCCATGAATGCAGGGTTTTTGCACCACAGTTCAATAACAATGATGCGCACCCAGTTAATGCACATACACTGATTTCCTTCATATGGTCCTTGGCACTTTGTATAAAATGCCCGATTAGCTTGGTTTTTCCTGTTCCACCGGGGCCAGTGACAAATAGATTTTCACCACATTCAAATATAGATAGTGCATATTGCTGTTCTTTTGATAAGGAAAATCCGGACATTTTGATAATAATCGTATGGTATATGTATAGTGTATATCTATATCTATATAAACTATATATTTTTCAATTTTATGCATCACTCATGCTCAACCGCTATAGTAAATGAGAAATCTAATCCATTTAAATTAACGGGTATACCCCATTCATTTACGATTTGCACATTCAACTTTTGCAAATCAGTCTTACCAGTATATGACCGAGTATCGGTTAACAATGTTCCATTGAACTGATTTCCCACCAAAATATCCCCGAAATCATACTTTTTATAATCAATAGTTATTCTCGCTAAAATATTTTTATTGATAAGTGATGTAGGTAATGGCGAAATAAACGAGCTTTGATTTCCTCTAGTAAACTCATCTACCACAATATACAAATATCGGGGAGAATACAAATTGATAAATGAATCTGAATAAATAGTCCCGCCAGATGGAATGGTATAGCTCATGTCATGAAATCCCAATAACCATCCGAGTTTCGACTTTAGATTATATTTGTCAAACGACCCGGTTGGAGTAACTGCAAAGTTGACAGTAATTGGCGCAGCGCCTGTATTTTTGAATTGTGTATAAAACCCATTGTATGTATTCACTATAGCACTCCCGGTATTGTAATTATTACTAAAGTCTATCGTCAATGAACTAGCTCCTGTATTTACCAAAGCCGAATTGATTGTCGTTTTCAATGGATTACTTCCACTGAATGGGGTCAATTCATAAAACCCATATGACACATCTACTCTTGAACAATCTACTGCAGAACTAGTTTTAAATACACTGAAATAATTGTTTCCCAAATCGGCAGATATATTGAATATAGACATGGGTAATTCCAGATTGCATATAGACATTGTTTTCACCTCATTTATTCTTTCAGGTAAGGTAAAATAATAATTAGCTAAATTGGAATAATTATATTCGTCGCGAAACCTAGAATCGATATTGATGTATTTTATTTTGGTTTCTTTAATAACATTCGTAGTAACCATATGGCTCCCATATTGCTTTGTTGTAGGTCCCGCAAACAATTCTTTATTATCAAAATACCTGCTCATTATATACTATTATATGATAATTATATTATTGTCTGACTGTATGGATTAATGTCTAAATGTATGGAACGTGATGCCCCCGGCATCACACCACACATCTAGACATTAATGTCTGGTCGTGTGGATTGCAAATCCGTAAGACCAGTCATTAATGCTTTGGACAAGCCGTACATTTTTTACTATTCATTAATCTACCAATCATATTATTTTGCATATAATAAATTGCTTCGGTATTCACATAATTGCTATTTCCACTGCTGGGTAATACTCTTATTACAGGTTTCGGCGCAGGTTTATTGCTAAATGCCATAGATATCATTTTTGGAAAATTGATTATAATGAAATGCGATATTTTATATCCATACAAAAAGAAAATATCATGAATATTCATAACCAACCAGAAATATATACGATGTCTGGGTTCCAATGTAAATATTGTTTTAAAAAATGGCACAAAAAAGAACATATGGAAAAACATATCATTATGTGTGGGTTTTGGCATCGGTCGTCTCAAATACAAGAAGACGATTACGACACAACGCCCACTCTTACTGAGCTATTTAAGGTAGTAAAAGAGTTTGCGTATAAATGCGATAAACTGCAGAAACGTGTCGACCAACTCGAAAATAGAAACAATAATCAACAAAAACGGAACATTTTACATTATTTGAATGACCACCCACCTTCCGCTACAGCAATCGACCTTATACGGACATTTCATATTTTGGATGAGCATTTAGAAACTGTATTTGAGTGCGACTTGACCGATGGCATTAAATCATGTATGAAAACATATATCGGAGCTACTGCGATAGACCATTTACCCATACGTGCGTTTGTTCAAAAATCGAACACCCTGTATATTTATGAAGCAGTTTCCTCCACGGAGGTTCAGTCGGCACCCACATGGCATATTATGAGCAATGCTGAATTGGACAAAATCATATCTGTTTTATCTCTCAAGTTTCTACAAGCATTTATTGCATGGAAAAAACAACATTGTACGGAACTTGATACTCAGACAGCATATGATATAGCAGATGAAGATTTAAATGCACATACATATGCAGTCAATGAACAGATAAAGCAACAACAACAAACTTATATGATTAAAATAAACGGTCGACGAGTAAACGAAGATAAACGACGAAATGAAATAAAACAATTCTTGTATAGTTGTTTGCAGAAACCATTGCCTACTGTAGTAGAATTGGTATAATCGGTTGTATATAGCCATATATCGACATGTCTATAATGTCTGGTCGTATGGATTGAAAATCCATATGGTCAGCATCATATAAATAAATATAAATACAAATAAATATAAAATTGATTTTTTATACACCTATATCTATATAATCTATATCATTTCCATATTTTCGTTATTATCATGTCTAAAGTTGTACCTACCTATTTGTCTACTAAAAACGCTCATCCCCGAGACCAATATATCACATTTGATGAAGGTCCGCATATATACACTGTTCACGGAGAACAGGGATATACATCTGTAACTACATGGAACCATAGTCATTTTGACCATTTTGATGCCGACGCTATCTTGGACAAAATGTTTGCAGGTAAAAACATGAAAGACCCCAAATACAAATATTATGGTATGACACGTGAAGAAATAAAGGCTACTTGGGATAAAACCCGCGATAGTGCATCTTTTGCAGGAACAAACATGCATTATGATGTAGAATGCTATTACAATGGAATGGATGTTAACAACGGTTCCATCGAGTTTCAATATTTCCGTAAGTTTACAGAAGATTTCCACGAACTAAAGCCATATAGAACAGAATGGTGTGTTTATTATGAAGAATTGAAATTATCTGGGTCTATCGATATGGTATTTGAGAACCCAGATGGTACCATTCAAATATATGACTGGAAACGCTGTCGCGAAATCGCATATGAAAATAATTTTGGAAAGAGTGCATTAACACAGTGTATATCTCATTTACCGGATACCAATTTTTGGCATTATGCGCTACAATTAAATACATATAAAACCATCTTAGAACATAAATATGGTAAAAAAGTAACCGGATTGTATTTAGTTTGCATGCATCCTGACAATACAAATAAATCGTATGACCGTATTGAAGTCCCCTTTTTAGAAAAAGAAATGGAGAACTTATTTGATTATAGACGGCGTCAATTAATGACTAGCTGTGTGATGTGATGCCCCAGGGCATCATAGTCCATACATCTAGCATGATGCTGACCGTACGGATTAAAAATCCATACGGACCAGACATTACACCTTTTTACATTTGAAATGCCGATTTATTGTATATAATTATGATATAAATATTGTATAATTAATATCAAATATATAATATATAATATGGAAAGAATACCAATTGATATTATCATAAATCATATTCTACCCTATACCTATAATATTCAACCAAAATTGTTATTAGAAGATATAACAAATTATCATAAAATAAAAACAATATTGATGGATGATAAATATGATACAGATGTTATAAAACACGAAATATTAGCGGTTTTTTATATTAATAATCAAAAACTAAACAACATTTTACATAGACATTTTCAAATTAATCTAAAAAAATACGATAATGATATTATTTATAAGTATTCGCAAAATACAAAATTTAATATTTTGTTTGGGTTATTTTCAATAGAAGAGAGAATGTATTTTTCAGAATATATTTTAAAAGACTTAAGACATTGGATTTTAAGGTCTAGATGAGGGGATTGATGCCCTCGGGCATCATAGTCCATACATCTAGCATGATGCTGACCATATGTATTTTTAATCCATACGGTCATACCTTAAAATAATCGGCATTTACACCCTTGAATATTTAAAATGGGATATATTTTAATATAAATACATTAATAATAATTAATTATTCATGTATCCTTTCAAAATTAGTTACTCTACTAAAGAACAAAAAGAAAAACACAAAGATGAAATTTATGGATATGCTAATGATTTAACAGAAATAAAAAACATAATATACAAATACGTGGATGAATATATTTATGAGTATAAAAAAAAGATATTTAATGAAATAGAACACAATGATGGAATTTCACAGCATACATTTTATAACATGTATGATTTTCTACCAAGTGTAAAATATTTTGATATATCACCAAGAATATGGAAAGAATACGAAATATATGAAGTAGAATTATGTGAATATTTTTTGTCCTATTTTAAATCTTCAATGGTGTAAACAAATTATATTTGGTTACTTGTTATCATTTAATTAAATATATATATAAAGTTATTTTTTATGTACATTTTTTTATTTATATATTATATAAATGGTAAAATACTTTTTTTATAAACTGACCCAGAATTAATTAAAAAAATAAGCAAAAAAATTTTAATTTATGATGGTTATATTATAATACAAAATTATGATAAGAATAATAATATTTTAGAAATTAGCGACAAAACGGTAAATAATAATATATTATTGTATGGAAAAATAGTAGACTTTGATATGAATATTTATGATGTAATAAAAAAAATTAATGAAATTCAAGAATTATCATTAGAACATAAAACAAAATATGAATTTAAAGAAATATGGGCAAATAAAACCTTTGGAGGAACATATAAGGTTTATATTATTTTATAAAATTTTGTCTTTGAAATGTATAGACCGTTTTTAAAAATTCTTGCATTTTTTTAATTTCTTCTTGCATTTCATATAATCTATTAGATAAATCTAAAATAGACGTTCTTATTTTTTCTTCATTATTATTTACTTCTATTTTTTTTAATTTTGAAAATATATTTGTTGTAATATCATTATTTTCACTATCTTCACTTATTTCATTATTTATACCCCAACTAACGCTTCTTTTTTTTTCAATATTATCTAAACTAATTATATCATTTTCTATTTTTAAATATTTTAATTTTGTATTAGTTGTTGCGTTATGGTTTGCGTTATTGTTTGCTTCTTCTTTTGGAATAAAATTTAATTTTTCATTTTTTATAGATGTATCTTGTGATTTTAACCAGTTATCATCTTGTGGATTTGATGTACGAATTATATTTTCAACATCATAGTTCCGTTGAGCTTTTATTTCTTGTATCATTTTATCCATTTCTTTTATTGGTTCATCTTCTGAATTATCTTTAAAGCGTGGAACTTCTGGAATATTTAAAGTTATTGCATTAGTAAAATCTTCTTTATGTTTTATCAAATTTTTTTCAAATTGCGTTAATCTATCATTTTGGATTTCTTCATAAGTAATTGACTTTTTTTTATTATCAGGTATAATTTCTTCGTGAATTTTTATTTTACTTGGTAACTGAGATATGTAATTTGTTTTTATATAATTTGATATTAATATTATATATTTTTTGTTCATTTCAACTAAACTATTACTTTTTGTTAATTCATTTTCATAAAAACTATTTAAATTATTAAAAAAAACTTGCGAAATATTTTGTTGAATATCTTTAGATAAAAACTTATAAATATCTTCGTCGCTTATGACATCCAAAATCATACTAATATTTGAATTTGTTAAAAAATTGGTTTTCATAAATTATATAGATTTAACTATTTATGTAGTTATATCGCATATTTTATATTTATAATGTATCGTTAAAATATATATGTCTAAATTTATTCATGTATTCATCTTTTAAAATATGAGTTTTTAAGTAGTGGCTTGTCATTTTATCTTCCAACATATGAACAATAAAATATATAGAATAAATACCACATTCAGTGTTACCATATTGATGTTCAATGCCTTCATTACTATCAAAAGTAAACTTTATTTTTGGCTTTAACTTTAACCCTTGGTCCTTTATTCTATTTACTAATGCCATTATTTGAGGTAATGGTTTA